AGTGGCCGGCGATCAGTTCGTGTTAGTTGTGTCGGCAACGGTGGACGGGCAGCAGTCCAATTTCACGATCAAGCTCACGGTGCCGGATCTTACTGGCACGAATATCGGGGGTCTGTCCGCGGCTGAACGGACCGCTATCGCTGCAGCAATTCTGGATCTGGCTGATGCGATTGAGACCGGGCTTACATTGCGACAAGCACAACGATTATGTGCAGCCGCCGCAGCTGGGGTTTTGAGTGGAGCAGCCACGACGGAGGTCGTAATTCGTAATGCAGTGGCAAACAGCAAGGCACGCATTACTGCCACCGTGGATGCGGACGGGAACAGGACAGCGATTGCCACGGATGTGACCTGATGTTTCCAGGCAGATATTTTCCGAAGCGATATTTTCCAGACCGGTATTTCCCGACATCGGCAGACAACATTGCCCCATCCGTACCTGGTGCTGAACTGGCCCTGGGATGGGATCGGACGCATTACGAAGTTGCAGGCCGAACTCACTATGCCGTGAGTGCAGGCAATCTGCATTACGTCGTACCAGAGGAGTAATACCAAGTGGCCGTCCTTTTAGAACAACGCCCGGTCATTTCACTGAACGACGTCGACATGGCGGCGGTTGATTACACGAAGTATCTGAGGGCAAGGATATCGGAGCTCCTAATCGGAACGCCAACCGCGGTCTCATTGGGTGAAGTCACCGATTACGACGATGATCAGACGCCAATTTATGACGCATCAAACACAGACCTAACCATCAGTAACGTGGCGGTCAGCACAGCAGTCCTCGACATCCTCACTAAAGCGGTCGATATCGGGAAGGCCGTTCAATTCAAGGTCATTGGTCAGAAAGCTGGCAAAACGTATGGCATACGCATCACCGCGAGCACCAACAGCACGCCAGCAAGGACAAAGGTTGTCGATGCACTGCTTATCGTTGCGAAGTAACGAGCTACCGTGGGGATCCAGTGACGGCGACGGCAAGTAAGAAACGAAAACTTTCAGAAAAAGAGAGGCGAAGTCGAAATGCGGCCAGAATGCGGAAAAAGGCCGCCGAAGGCTTGGACCTCACAATTCCCAAGGTTAAGAATCCGGCGCGCAAGCGGCGTTGCGAACGAGATATTTTTCTTTGGCTGAAAACCTATCTGTCGTCCGATTTTTCTCAGCCATTCACCGATGACCAAAAGCGAATGATTACGGACATTTTATTGCGGGCAAAGCATGGTGGTTATAAAGCGATCGCCGCAGCTCGTGGAGATGGTAAGACAATTGGCGCCGAGGGTGTGATCCTGTTTTGCATGCTCCTTGGAATTTTACGATTTCCGGTCATCGTCGCTGCGACAGGTCCCGATGCCAGCAGGATTCTCAAGCACATAAAGAACCATCTGGAACGCAACGACGTTTTGCTTGAGGATTATCCAGAAGTCTGCTTCCCGATTCGATCATTGGATGGCGCCCCACAACGAGCCGGCACTCAAACCGTCAATGGAAACCGAACATTTCTGGAGTGGGGGCAGGATCATATCGTTTTGCCGACCGTTCGCATTAATGGCAGGAAATCCCGGGCTTCTGGGGCTGCGCTCACGACGCGTGGATTGGATGCAGCAATCCGAGGGCTCCGAATCAATGAACAACGTCCGGACTTTATTCTGATCGACGACCCCGAAACTAGGGAAAGCGTTAAAAGCGAAGAGCAAACGAAAACCCGCCGGCTGATTATCGAAGAAGATTTGGGAGGGCTTGGCGCCGGTGACGGCAAGATGGGCTTCGTAATGCTGACCACCATTATGCGCCGTTCAACGAATGAAGGCGGTCCCACTATCTCGTTTGAATACACAGACATAAAGTTGCGGCCAGCATGGGAAGGCGTCCGATTCCGGCAATTAATCAAGTCTCCGGTGCGTACGGAAATGTGGGACGAATACATCCGGCTGATCAAGGAGGATCAGTTAAGTGGAGATAAGGACACGAGCAGGGCCCGCAAGTATTACGCCGATAACTTCGAGGCAATGAATCTTGGAGCAGTGGTAAGTAATCCGAACCGGTTTAACCGAAGGCTATTGCCGGATGGAACACAAACCGAACTCAGTGCCGTTCAACGATGTTACAACATCATCGCTGATCGAGGTGAAGATCATTTCAAAACAGAGTATCAAAACGATCCACCAGAAGACGAACGCCAAGTTGATCGATTGCTGCTTACCTCTCATCACATTCAACACAACTGCCTGAGCGGACTTGATCGACGTGTAATTCCTCCAGAAACAGCACTTCTGACCATCGGTGGCGACCTTCAAAAGCTTGGGTTGCACTGGGTTTTAATTGCATCAAATGACGACGTCGCTGGATGCGTCGTCGATTATGACTTTTTCCAGTTTGCCGGTACCGAGGGACGCCCGGCCGCAGACTGCGAACTTGCAATTCTCGAGGGTTTGTTCGCTTGGCACGATGCCATGCAGGCCAATCCTTACTACACGGCAGACGGAGAAGAATACGTTCCAGACTTTGGCTTGTTGGATATGGGGTGGAAAGAGGAAAGTTGGAATATTCAGCCAGTAAATAAGTTTTGTTCGGCGATTGGATTCGCCAATTTCATGCCTTCGAAAGGAATTCCGAACTATCGCCGGCCGAATGATTCCAGGCAAATCGTAATTGGCGACAACTGGCACATTGCTTGGCCTGGTGGAACACCACTGGTCGAAATGAATTCGGACCATTGGAAGTTGAAAGTGCACGAGGGATTTCTATGCGACCGAGGTAGATCGGGATCCCTGACTCTTTTCAACCATCCGCGCCCGGATGGACGCGTCAATCGGAATTTCCACTTAAGTCTATCAAAGCACATTCTTGCTGAATCATGGGAAACCCGGGCAATGCCAGGGTTTCGCGGCCAAAGAACTGGTTGGTGGAAGTCAACAAAGCCAAATCATTGGTTTGATGCGATGTACCAAGCCATTGTCGCCAGATCGGTTCGCGGAATGAACACTCTGGAATCTGCAAGTGAAGCAAAATTAGCAGCGACTGCACCGCACGACTCATCGAACGAAACCAACCAGTTTGCATCGGTTTTAGAGCCGGCACCAAGATCGACTCGGTATTACTAAGAGAAAGCAGAAAATGTCAAAGAAAAAAAATAGTGATGCGTTTTTGCAGATGGTCGAGTCTGGCCCTTCAAGCGAACCCTCAGCAGCTGCTGATTCGATTTGTGTTGAAGAGATTCAACAGCCGTCAGTTTCAACCATTGACAAGCCAGCGGGTGTTCCGGTGGGTAATCCAGCGAAAAAAACCGCCTTACTGGTCGAAATTCCTATTTGCGATGAATTGCCGCCATCGGAGTTTCAGATACACATCGACCTGACCCTAAAGCCTCCATTGGCGACCATATTGCGGAGGATTGCTTCCCAGCTCGATCGCCAGGGAGCAACTCTGAATAGCGGAAAACGAGTCGTCCAGGCGAATACGGCATTCATTTGGATGATGGAACGATTGCTTGAATCATCCGAGAGCAATTGATTTTTTCCTAAAACCCGTTGCGCCCGTAAGCGGATTGCATTGCGTTTGCCCATGACCGTTTCCTAATGTTGCAAAATGGTCGACGACTTAGCCACGCCATCAGGAATCGAAGCCGTACTCGCGGCCACAGCCGACTACGATGTCGAATACGACATTTCGAAGGCCAAGCGTCGCGTTGCCGCACTCCGCCGCAAACTCGATTTTCCTATGTCGAGTGGCCAAGGCGACAACTCTATGGCGTTTCAGATGCAGGTAATTCAAGATCAATTGAATCAGTGTCTTGCATTTGTTCGAGCGAATGAGACGCCATCCGAAGCCCAGCGTCTCGCAAATCCTAACGTTACTCATGCCGACTTTTCGACATTTCGCGGATACTCTCCAGGATCGGGAGGGTGCGAATGACCGAAATCGGACACCCGCGATTGAATGGGATTTCAAATGAGCATACGAGCGCCAACGGGAGTGGTGCCGATCTCTTGCAGAGAATTGACCGACTGGACAAAGAATATTTTGAACTGCGGAAGGCTCGAGAACCAGTTTCAACGTACGCTGCTGGTGAATCGGATCGAATGAATCCGACGCCAAAAGGTATCGATCCGCTTGGATCTGATGCGGATTACCATTACAGGACCGAGAGAAACTACTTCCTCATGGTCGAGAGAGGCCGTTCTGCAGTCAGGAACCATCCATTAGTCGAGCAGGGTATCAATCGCCTCATTGCCAATCTCAAGTTGGGCGAAGAAACGCTCGATGTTGATAGTGGGGATCCTGAGTTAGATGCCGACCATAAGGCATTTTGGCAGGCATGGTCAGGCGAAACCACAGCTGGACGCAACGAATGCGATTATGAAGGTTCGCGAAATTTTCCGCAAATCGTTCGGCAGTCGTTTTTTAACCAGGTCCAAGACGGTGACATCCTTCACCTGCCGCTGATCGAAGGTCGATTACAGACTTGGGAATCTCACCACATTCGCAATCCGTACGGACATCGGCCAACCGGCCTAAGCCAGGATGGAATGGTTCATGGTGCCGAGGTTGTACGCGGCCAAACCGTTGCTTATCACGTTACGCCGCTGACGCTGAGCTACGGCCAGCGTCTAACTCGCCGCGGTCAAACGCGGCGATTTCCTGTCTACGATTACGATGGTTGCAAAGTCTCGTTCTGGATGGGATTTCGCCATCGTTTCTTTCAGCGTCGAGGTATCAGCCGGTTATCGGCTCCACGCGATGCGATTGCTGGCTTTGACGACACGAACTATGCCCACATTAAGAGCTCATTGAGACGGGCGTTGATTTCGTATTTGATGGAAGATGCATTTCCGCCTAATGCGGTTACGGAATTCGCAAAGGCCAATTCAGCAAAGGGCCTTCCTCAGTCTGGTGATCGGTATACAGCTACTGCCGGCCAGGGATTAAAAACATTCATTGTGGAGCAGCAAGGGGAAGCTGCTCAAGTTTTCATGCCGCCAGACGGCAAGAAAATCACCGGCTGGAATGCAAACCTGCCGAGCAGTCAATGGTTCGAGCATGCGGCATTGATGCTCACAATGCTAAGCGTGAATTTGGACCTGCCGTTGATGTACCTTCTGCTGGATGGCTCTCTAGTAAACTTCCACGGTGGCCGAATGACGACAGATCAATGTCGCATGCGGTTCAATCAGTTGCGAGCTGATCAGATTCAAGGCTTACACGCCCCGACATACGAATGGCTCACACGTCGGCGGATGACGCCCGGGAACAGCCATTACGATCCGATATTTGCAGCACGAGTGGCGGCCGGTGCGAACCCGTTCAAGTATCAATTTCGGCCGAAGGGATGGGCATACGTCAAACCGCTTGAGGATGCGGCTGCAGAAGACTTGGCAGAGCGCCGCAACCTGCGGTCAATGAAGGAAATTCTCTCATCACGCGGCGTCGACGAAGACAGTCACATTCCGGAAGTCGTAAAAGGCCGTGGCAAGTTCATTCGAGCTGCTATTGCTGAGGCTAAGGCGATTCAAAAGGAGCATTCCGATGTCATTCCAGTAACAGAAATTCCTCGTCTCTGGAGAGAGATTCGATACGGATCGGAGACGACTGGAGTACAGCTGGCGATCAGTGCAGAGGGCGAAGGCTCGACTAAAGTTCAAACCGCCAGCCAAGATAGCCAGGACAGTAAATAGCACAGTAAATAGCTACTTCCTCTTCCGCTTCGGTCTCTTCGTGAGTTCCAAGTCCAGGTAGTTGGCGATTTTCGTTGCGTTTCCGAGTCTCATGTCCGCGCCTGACATGAATTCACTTAACGAGGCCACCCCAACGCCTGTTTCATTGGCAATAGTGAGTAAAGGCTTTTTGCTTTCTCGAATTGCTGACCGAAGTATTTCCGCAAGATCTTTTGGCATGTCGCAAGCATAGCTCACGATTGCATTTCGGGAAACCGAAACAAATACTTTCGGAATTCCGAAACCTAAGCATTGACTTTTCTTTCGGAATACCGAAACTACGCAACGGCTGACAACCGTCTCGAACAATACAAAAAGGTTGAGTCGCTGGTTGTCGACCGAGCCGCTCGATGCGGAAAACTGACAGTGCCGCTAAAGCAGACTATTCGACACATGCGAGGGAGAAATCTCACCAAAGAGCAGTCGGCTGCAAACGACAAGCTGTCTGGCATGAATCAGAGTTTTTACGTGAACCAACTAATTACGCTGATTGAATCGAAGTTATTGGACTCGGAAGATGAGCAACTGTTTGAGAGGCTAAAGCACTTACATGGACTTCTGGAAGAATTGCTTGTGACATGATTATCGAGGCACGGCCCGGCGGGGCGGTGCACTGCGTAGCCGTGCGGAGCAATGCGAAGCGAGGCTTGGCGCTGCAAGGCAAGGTGGCCCGTTCATTCATGAGCGGGCCTTTTTCATTTCTTGCGGCAATTATTTTCAACAAACCCGCTGCGCCCGTATACGGGTTGCATTGCAAAAGCATCACGCAACTTTCTACGTTGCGTAAATGAGTGATGTTGATTTCACATTGCCACCGCATTTCGCGTTCGATTCGCCATATCTAACGGATTATTTCGGAATCTGGCAGATTTCCGAAGACCACTTCCGGTCACTGGTGAGTCGCTGCAATGGCAGCAGCTTGATTGAACACGTCAAGTCCGCACAGGTACGACAGCAGGTTGAATCAAACAATAGTCGCATTTACGAGGTAACTAAGGACGGCATTGCTCGGATTTCTATCAATGGACCAATGATGAAAGCGGTCCCATCGATGGCGAACGGAACGAGCACCGTCAATACCAGGCGACAAATTAGCTTGGCAAAGAGAGATCCAGAGGTAATCGGGGCACTGCTGAATATCGATTCACCCGGTGGAGCGGCAAAGGGAAATTTAGATTTGGCCGATGAGATTGCCAGTTTCGCAACCGTGAAACCAATCTTTTGTCATATCGAAGACATGTGCGCCAGCGCCGGTGTTTCGATTGCCAGCCAAGCCACGAAGCGATACGCGAACAACGCAACCGCGATTTATGGATGTTGCGGAACATATTCAGTCATTGAAGACATGTCGGGAATGGCCGGGCAGCTCGGCATCGTTGTGCATGTCATTCGTGCTGGAGCATTTAAGGGTCTCGGCGAATCTGGAACCAAGATCACCGACGAACAACTTGCCGAACTTCAACGCGTTGTTAATACGCTCAATGAAGGATACCTATCGACCATCGCTCGCGGGTTGAATCGCACAGTGGATTCAATTCGTCCATTGGCTGACGGAAGGGTCATCTTTGCTGCGGACGCAGTGAAGGAAGGCCTCATTAACGGAATTCAAACATACAAGCAGACGTATCAGGAACTGCTTGCATTTGCCACTAAATCAAAAATCACTACCGGTTCAAACCAACCCCAACGGAGGTCTCCAGCAATGGAAAAGACACCTGCCACCCTGGCCGAGCTGAAGGCCACCTTCCCGAAGTCTACCGCAGATTGGCGAGAGTCGCAGATTGAGTCTGGCGCGTCGCTGCAGGAGGCGTCGATTTCCTATGTCAGATTCGTCGAAGCGAAAGCCGATGAAGAGCGAGCTGCACACGCGAAGGCACTTGAGAAGGCGCAGGCTGACGCCACGGCCAAGGCAAAAGAAGATGCCGCGGCTGAGGCTGCAAAAAACAAAACTCGAAGTGGATCCCTCGGGCATCAAGCGTTGACCGCGCAGAACGCCAGCGAAGGTTCCGACGAATACGAAGGACTCGAGACCGGCGACCCAGTCGAAGACTTCAATTCGGCCGTTGCAAAAGTAGCCGGCAAGAATCCGGATCTGACGCGACGGCAGCGAGCTATCCGCCAAGTCGCCAGTTTGAAGCCTGCACTCTATCAGGCCTATTTGATTGCGACGAATCCAGGGAAGAAGCAGCATCGCCTTATTACGGAAAAACTTGAGGCAGTCGGCAAGTAATTGCAAGTTGCCTCGCAAATAAACTGACCAATCGCCACCCATGAGTGGGTGGTGGCAAAACAGACCTGATCATACGAACGATTCATAAGGAACTAGACCATGTTGGTTTCAATGCTGCCTTCCATTCCCAACAACTCGGCTCTCGCGGAAGGCCTGCGAGTGAAACTGAGTGGCGGATATCTCGTCGTTGCCGGAGCGGCAGACGATGAACTCGGCGTTCTTGAGCGCCGAGTTTTGGCGACTGACAACGTCGCAGCGGTCATTCCACTGGATAGCCCTGGCGTCCGTCATGGTGTGCTGTCGGAGGCATGCTCACTCCATCAAACGCTCTATGCAGCTGCCGGCGGAAAACTGGCGACGAGCGGATCGTTAATTCGTGGAACTGCACTCGAGGCAGGAAGTGGCGACGGTAGCACGATCAAGTATTTACCTGCCCGAGCATCCATCACGGGTACGGTTGCCCGAAGCAATCTTGTTCAGGATGACTTGAAGCCATATTCGATTGATCTGACCAGGCTTCGCGTTCATGACGCTTTGCAGACAAATCTCCCCGCGATGGCCGCCAACGATGACATGGCAATCATCACCGGCACCCCCGGAACGGATGCCCCGACGCTGCAAGGCGTGGATTTTGGCGGCACCTCAACCGACGAAAAGGCCGCGTTCATCTTCCCACTTCCGGCTGAGTATGTCTCCGGAGAGACGATCACGGTTCGAGTTCGTGCGGCAATGTTGACCACCGTTTCGGACGGAACTGCATTGGTCGATGTCGAATGCTGGAAACAGGACGGGGATGGAGCGGTTGGTAGCGACATCTGCGCGACCGCTGCCCAGAGCATTAACTCCCTGACGCCAGCAAATAAAGATTTCACGATCACTCCGACCGGACTGGTTGCCGGAGACCTGTTGGTGATTCGACTGGCCTTCAGTGGCAGCGACACGGGGAATCTTGGCGTGATGATTCCCGAGATTTCCAAAGTATCTGTGCTATTGGACGTCAAGGGCTAAGCGGAACTATTCGAACACTGTGGGGCTGCACTCGGCCCAATAACAAACACCACTTTCTGATTTGGAGTAAATCACAATGGCCGCACCGAGCACAGCCATCACTCGTCTCGATTTGTCGTTGACCTATCAGGAATTCTCCCTGTTGGCCAACCAGAAAAAGTACATCGGCCTTCGTGTTCTACCTCCAATCGGTGTTGAGCAAGAGGCCTCCGACTTTGCCAAGATCCTTATCGCTTCGCTGTTGACGAAAATCGAGGACACTCGGCGAAGTCCAAAATCCACCTACAACCGGGACTCCTGGGAGTGGGGAAAGGATTCGTACGCCGTCGAGGAGCACGGTGTTGAGGAGCCAGTCGACGACGCATCAGTTGAGCGCTACGGCGACGTAGTTCGAGTCGAACAGTTGGCGACCATTCGCGCAGTCAACCGCGTTCTTCAGCGTTTGGAATACGACATTGCGGCTGCCGTGTTCAATACCAGCACGTGGACTGGATCTGCGCTCACAACGACCGTTGGCACCGCATGGACGACTAAGGCCACGGCCGACCCGGTAGCAAACATTGATGCCGCACACCTGAAAGTCAATGCTGGCTGCGGGGAAGATGCCAATACTCTGGTTCTAACCAAAAAGGCCTTCACTGCGATGATTCGCACGGATCGCCTCGAAGGGCTTTTGAAGTACGACGCCAGTGAACTGCTCATGGCGATGAATACGGGCCAAAACCAGAACATGATCAAGGAGATTGTCAGCGGCTTGAAGGACTTGCTGCAAGTCGAACAAATCCTTGTCGGACGTGGTTTCAAAAACACCGCCGATAAAGGCCAAACGGCTGCGCTGTCTCGTGTGTGGGATGACACCATGGCCATGCTGTGCGTCGTCCACGATGACGGCCTGGATGGTGATCTGGAAAGCCCGGCGCCTCAGATCGGACGCACGGTTTTCTCCACGAAGAACGGCGAACCGCTTCCCGGTCAGGATGACGCGGGTTTCGGATCATTGCTGATGGATGAATACCGCGACGAATCGGTTCGAGGAAGCATCATCCGTCCGCGAAACAAGCGTCAAGTGAAGATTTTGCATCCGGAAGCCGGGCACCTGCTTCAAGGTGTAACGGCGTAATCGGAGGCGGCTTTGGGGTCGCGTGCGTCTGATTTGTTTGCTGTTTACGGAAGACCTCAAACGGTCTTCCATTTTGGCGTCCGCGTGAGAATTCAGCGCGGCACGCTGATCGGCAGCGAAATCGACGCACTTGTAAGTGATACGGAAGGAAGTGTTGTAGAAAGCCTTCCAAATACATCGACGGTTGTCAGTTCCAGGAATTACGACATTGCCGCCAGCGACTACAAGGTGAGTGGGCGAGTCGTCGATCCTCAATTAGGAGATCGAATACTAGAGACCATAAACGGAGTTGACTCTGAGTTCCAGCCAATGCGACGAGGCAAGGACGCGCCTCCTTACGAAAAATCCAAAGATGGATTGAGGTGGATACTGAGAACAAAACGGGTGGCGAATGGCTGATTGCCCATTTGTTTCCGTCGCAAACGCAATTGTTTACGAGCTCAACGCAGCTTCGGAATCGCAAGCGTTTAATCGGGCATTTGAATCGGAGGTTATTTGGGCGGATCGTGAAGAGGCACTTGAGGACCTGAAAAACATTCACGTCGACGTAGCACCGATTGATTGGTCGCAACGAATGATCGGCAGGGGAATTTGGTCTTACACGCTGAATTACATCGTTGGAATTCGGAAGCGGTTTGAGGCTACTGAACAGAATCCAAATGGAGAAATCTCGAATCAGGAAGTCGTTGACTTGGTGAACCTGCTGGGAAGCCTATCAACTTTTTTCATGCCCAAAGCGCCCAGTCCAGGACAGCAATTGACACAGCATCCGAAGGCTCAGTGGCTGCCAAACAAGGATACAAAAACAAACCTCTTCATCACGTGGGAACACCTTGAAGAGTTCCAGCAGTTTACCGGCTATTTCCCAATCACCTTTTTTGTCGGCGAATAGATGTTCGGCATCGAAACAAAAATTGAGAACAGACTGTTCCGCGTGCGGAAGGCGGCTGATAAATGCGTGCCACACGTGTTCAATCGACTCGGCGCCGATTTCGAAGATGAAGTTCGAGATTCAATCGAAGTCAGCGATAAGCCATCTGATGCCGGCAGTCCACCGCATTCCCGTGATCGCGGCCGCAAGTCACTCCGAAAGTCGTTTCAGCATGCAACTGGCAAAGATGATGTCGTTGTCGGTCCTGCAGCCAGTGTGATTGGTCAAGTCGGTGGTGCCCATGAAGGCGGCGGAATGTTCAGAGGTCAGAAGTACAAACCACGTCCGTTTATGCGGCCCGCCCTGGATCGATTTGTCGGCAGGATACCGCGGGCGTTTGCGGGTTCAATTCACGAATAACCAAAACAACTGACAAGGAGCCAATGTCATGGCTGATATCGAATCGGGACCGGTAGTCGGTCTGTATTGCCGGATGTATTACAACAACGGCAGCCACGGCACACCTTCTTGGATCGAAATGACCAAGGCCATCGATGTTGGCGCCAATCTTGGCAAGGGGGAGGCTGACGTTTCTGCCCGTTTCACCAAGTACAAGTTGAGCAAGGGCGCGCTGAAGGAATGGGAATTCACATTCGGCTATCGCCACTTCCGCGGCACCGACACTGTCTTTGACAAGATCCTCGACAGTTACGTCAACGGAACACCTGTCGAGTTCGCCATTATGGATGGCGATATCAGCCTGTCGAAGTGTCAGGGCCCGCGGGCGTATTGCGAAGTTTTCCAAATGGATGTGACGCAGGATCTGGAAGACGGAGAAGAATACGAGGTATCGATCAAGCCGACCTACAAAGAAGATCCAGCCGGCACCTTCTGCCCGCCTGATTGGTACGAAGTGCCGTAATCAATTTTCGCACACGTCTTGGGGAACAATCTCTGGGATGTTTACCGTTCAAAAGGGATAACCCATGAAGAATTTCGACCGAGAAGTGGCCCTTACACTGCTTGAATCAACCAAGGGCCAGAATCCGCAGGGCAACGTCACCGTGAGAGTTGCTGATCTCGCACACGTTGCCCAAGCGGCCCTGGATTTTGCACCACCGCCCCCTCCGCCAAAACCGGCTGATGAATCCGATTCGTCGGAGGATACAGACGAATGGAATCCGGAGGATGGGCCTTAGGAGTAACCATGTCGGTGTGGATCGATGCGTCTGGTCGACGATGGTGGATCTCTATTACGGTCGCGAAGATTCAGGCTGCAAAACAGTACACCGGATTTGATCTTCTAACGTGCCTGGATGGTGAGCTAAGTGTTTTAGAGGAGAACCCAATTGACTTGGCAGCGGTCATGACGGTGATTTGTGAGCGTCAGATTCGATTGGCCAGAATTAGTAACGAGGATTTTGAGCGTGGAATAGTAAGTGAAGCAATTGAATCCGCAGCTTCGAGTTTGATCTTGGGGCTGATGAATTTCTGTCCGGATCCTCCGATCAAGACTAAGGACACTGAGAAAGAAGAGCCACCGAAAGAGGCGCCGGAAACAACACCATTATCGACGAAAGCATGGAAAATTATTCACGAATTGGCAGGGATTATCGGAGTCGATCCAGAGCCACGATCATGGCGAGAACTGGACTGGATGGCTAAGGCCAAACGTCGCCATGACTGGCGGCAAACCAGCATGATAATCACCACGATTGCCAACGCTCACCGTGACACGAAAAAGAGAAAGCGGCCGTACCATCCCAACGATTTTATGCCTGCCGATTTAGCAGAGAGCATCAAACGAATGGCTGGTTTCAGGCTTACTCCGCAAAACCTACACGTGCTCAAACCAATATTCTCGAAGAATTAGGAGTTACCAGCATGGCCGCCGTCACGAATGCAAAGACAGCGATTGCCCGAGACCTGACTGGAGTGAATCTGACCGACGCCACTTTTCAAACGCTTGTTGCTGGCGGAAGTAATGGGGCCAAATTCACTTATGCCGAAACCGACATTGTCATATTGAAAAATGACACGGGTGGGGATGCTGTTTTCACGTTTACCGTGGGAAGCACACCAGGATCATTCGCGACATTTGGCGTCACCACGACCAGCCCCACGAAGACTGTCGCGGACGGAAAGACATTGATCGTACGACTCAGTGATCTGTTCAAAAACTCCAGCGGCGAGGTCGTGATCACGTGCGACGTAGCTGGAAAACTTCTAGTTCTTAATCCGACCTAATCAAATGGCCCAAGACGTTATCAATAACGATCTCCACGTAAATGGCAACTTGTCGTCCAAGACATTTGCGCCACCTAGCGGATCGATCACGAATGCTCATATCAGCGCGAGTGCGGACATTGACGCCACGAAAGTGGAGCATCAGCTTGCCCTCGACTATGAGCAGCTACCTGGGACGGCGGTGGTCGCTGATACGCGAGACTTGCATATCGTACACGGCGCGACAGGGTCAGTCGTTTCGTTTCGCGCGGCGATCACTGGAACGATTGCAACGGGTGCTGATCGAACTGTAAACGTTGACTTACAAAAGAGCACGGGGGCAGGTGCTTTTGCCACGATTCTTTCAGCAACGCTCGAATTTGATAACGCCAGTGTTCTGCGGACTGTGGCTACCTCGGCAGTCGCCACTCCAGCACTTGTTGCCGGCGACATTCTCAGGGTGGTGGTCACGGTCGCCGGTGCAGCTGGAAACCAAGCTCTGGGCCTTATTGCAACGGCAACTATTCGCGAGGATGCAGTCTAAAAATGTCGACTTTCAAGGATAAACAAGGACGCGAGTGGACCATTGCATTGGATGTCCCATTGTGTCGTGAAACGCAAAAACTTGGCGTCGATTTTCTCAACTTAAAAGTTGATCCGATCGCCAAGGTTTCGATGGATCCGCTGTTGCTGGCCGATGTTTTGTGGGCATGCTGCAAAAGCCAGGCGTCTTCCTTGGAGATTACCCAGGACGATTTTCAGAAAAGTCTCGGTGGAGATGAATTCGACGCGGCAATTGCCAGCATCAAGGAGGCCATCGTTCACTTCCGTCCAGAATCACAACGCGCGGCAGTTCTCGAGCAGCTGAAGCAAAATGAGAAGGTACAAAGTGAAGGATTTGATCTAGCCATTTCGAAGATCGAAACCGACCGGCCACGGATTCGCGCGGCGATGCAGAAGCTTGTCGACAAAGAGTTTGACAACATTATCGCCGGCCTGGAATCCTCAGTTCCAGGAACTGCGATGAATGACAAATAGCCAGAATCCAAAAACGTTCCCATGGAATGTCGAACTGTCAGCGCCAATCGTCCACCAGGTTCGCGGACTTCTCGGTGTCGACTTAATGGACCCGGTTGAAGTTGCCGCATTGGCTAGAAATGCCGAACTATTCGTCAACGTCATTTACATCGTTTGTCGAGACCAGGCTGATGAACGAGGAATGACAAGCACTCAGTTTGGTGAGTCACTATCGCCAGTTGACCTGAAGCCTGCAGCCGAGGCTTTGCGTGATGCCGTAATCGCGTTTCGTCCCGTGTGGCGAAAAAAAAGAACCAGACAGTTCCTAATGACGGGAGGTTAGCACATGGCATCACGTGCTGACATCGAAGCGGGTGCCGCCTTCATTCGTATGTATATGAAAAGCGCGGAGCTCGTAGTTGGAATGAAGGATGCTGGGAATCTACTGGATAGTTTCGCGCGACGAGCACTTGGATTGCGTGGCATTATCTCTAGCCTCGGACTTCCTCAGTTTGCGAATCTGTTGAATCGAGTTGGCGACGCCGCGAAGAATGCAGGCAAGTCGCTTCTGCAGATGGGACTCGTAGCCGGCGGCGCATTGGCTGTACCCATCGCGCAATTTGCAAATTTTGACGATGCGATGCGGGAAGTTCGTGCGGTATCAACCGGAACTGAAAGCCAATTTCAGAGACTTACTGAAGTGGCAAAACAATTGGGGGCATCCACCAGCTTTTCTGCCGTCCAGGTTGCCAACCTGATGACGGAGCTTGGGCGAGCTGGCTTTACCACGGATCAAATCGAATCGATGACGGGTGCTGTTCTGGACCTGTCACGTGCCAGCGGAACGAATGCAACCACTTCTGCAGGCATCATGGCGGCCAGCATCCGCCAATTTGGCCTGGGTGCAACTGATGCAGCCCGGGTTTCAGATGCTTTGACCGCAGCGGCAAATAAGAGCTTTAGTTCAGTTGAAGGGCTCGGAGAAGCATTGAGTTATGCGGGGCCCGTGGCTGCAGATTTCGGAGTTTCGATCGAAGAAGCCTTGGCCATCATCGGCGGCCTGGGAAATGTCGGCATCCAAGGATCAGAGGCAGGCACAGCGCTGCGTCGGTTGCTAACCCTTACCGGTGCAGAGGCAAAGAAACTCCAGGGGATCTTTGGCGTGGCGTTCGTTGACTCCGCAGGCAATGCACGGCCTTTGATCGATACCATGGCTGAAGTCAACGACGCGACAGCCAAACTTGGAACTGCTGCACGATCTAGCAAGTTCAATGAGGCATTCGGACTCCTTGGTATCACTGCCGCCAGTGCTATCGGGAAGACTCAGGTTGATATTCGGCAATTGCTGAAAGACATCCAGGCAGCCGGCGGTGGTGCACGAAAGGCAGCCGAGGACATGGATGCAGGACTTGGCGGCGGATTGCGACGACTAATGGCTGCCGTGAATGCTGTTGGAATTGCGATTGGCGAAGCATTAGGTGAAGAACTACTCAAGATATCCGTAAAAATAAAAAACGCCGTCAATTCAATCGGTGAATTTGTAAAGAACAACAAAGGATTAATCGTCACGCTGGCTAAATCCATTGTGGCCGTGACCGCACTTGGCGGTGCGTTGATTGCGATCGGGGCGGCTCTTTCTCCAATTGCCGCAGTGTTCTCAATTCTCGGCTCACTGGCCTCAGTGATCGTTCCGATTGTTTCTGCAATGGGGTTGCTGGTTTCAATATTCGGGGCTGGGCCAATTCTTGCGTTCATCGGATCAATAGCTTCTGCAATTGGATCGATGATCACGTTTGGAGGTGTCATCGCCACGTTGACTACCATTGGGTCCTTTCTGGCTCCAATACTTGGCACTGCTGCGGCGGTCATAGGTGGAATTATTGCAGTTACAGTAGGTGCAGCAGCAGCAGCTACGGCAGCCGCAGTGGCATTTTGGAAGCTCGCTGACCCTTTCACGGCACTGATGCCAATGCTCCGTTCAGTTATGGATGGAGTGTCAGAATTCACCAGCAAGTTATTTTCCGGTGATTTTCAGGGTGCCGCGAACGCAGCGATCGAAGGCATGAAGCAAGTGTTCCTTCGCGGAACCATGGCAATCATGCAGATGGTGCAGAATTCTCTAACGCGGTTGCCGGGGTTTATTAATTCAGTTTTGTCTGGAACTGGTGGCATCGTCTCGGCCGCCATCGCAACGATCCAGAAGGCATTCACAGAACTGTGGCCGGCGATCAAATTGTCATTTACAGCGTTTGTGTCATTCGCCAAGGATGTATTTGACCAGCTTCCTGCCATAGCCGGATATGCGATAGGCCGTCTTTTTCGCGCGGTTATCGATGGCATCACCAAAATGCACGAATGGCTTGCTCGCGCGTTAATCAAGATCGTGCCAGCTTTGCTCAACGCACTCGCTGGCTTAGGTCCCAAGCTCATTAAGGCCATGCTGACCGGAAACATGGCAAGTCTGACAAAAGACATCAGCCGTGCATTGGCTGCCGCTGGTGGGTTGGCCGCAGGGATAACGCTAGGGGATGCTCCGGAATTCAAGCCGAGCGCCGGAACGATAGCGGCCTGGGAACAATTTGGCGATCAAGTCAAGTCCGTCACGAAAACCGCCACAAGCCAACAAACTGGCGGTGCATTTGGAGGTGGCGGTAAGTCTAGCGTTGGTGGAAGCGGCAGTCCTGCAGGCGTGGCAATGCCTGCCGACGCACCGAAATGGCTTGATTCAACTCCGATTGAAGAGTATCGCGAAAAGTTAAAAGAGTTACTTGCGGCCGATCTTTCTCCAGAGAAGCTTGCCGCTGGATTGACTCAGTTAAAGAACGAAACGCTCGGGATTGAACCGGGGCCGCTGCAGCAGTTCCGAGACAGGTTGCTGACCCTGAACGAGGCTCTGAAATCTGGCATCATTGATGGCTCGAAATGGCGGCAGGAAATTGCGAAGGCTCAAAAGGAAATCCTTGGTGTCGAGCCAACGCGGCTACAGCAATTGTCAGCCAAGATTCGCGAACTGTCTGAGCAAATGCAGTCAGGGGCATTCGGTTTTGATGAATACATGAAACGCCTCCGAAAGGCCCGCGCGGATATTCTAGGAGTCGATCCGACTCCACTGCAGAAGCTGGCAGACAAAGTCGAGAAACTCAGCGAACAATTCCAAGCCGGTGCATTTGGCAAAGGCCCTGCTGCATTTGCCGAATATTCAAAACGTATCGAAGAGGCCAGAAGAGAAACCGCCGGCCTCGATAGTAAACCAATTGAGACGTTTGTAAATCGCATTACTGAACTACGAAAACTTCCTTTAAAACCCGGGGAGTTTGCAGCGGAGTTTAAGGAAGCTCAAGCGACATTTCTCGGTTTTGATCCGCACCCACTCGAAACGTTCACGGCTCGTGTAAACGAATTGCGATACGCACTCAGTCAGGGACTGATTAAAGACAAGAACGCATTTAATCTAGCGGTCTTGAATGCTTTACCGCAAAAAATAAAAGACATTGTTGAGAAAACGAAGTCACCACTCGAAAAACAGAAGGATCTCCTAAGGAAGTACCGAGAGGATATGGCCGCGCTAAATGCTGCGAAGGCTTCTGGAGCCATCAAAGACAACGCGCAATTGCAGCGGGCTCAGAAAGAATTGGGCAAGTCGTTGTTCGCGGACGTAACCAAAGCGGCCCTCGGTGATAAGGCTACATCGGCCATTTCGTCATCAGGTACGTTCAGCGCAGCTGGTGCTCAAGGCCTCGGCATTGGTGGCATAAATGATAAGGCGTTAAAGGCGCAGTTGGACGCCAACGTTCTTTTGGGCGACATCCGATCTGACCTCCGTAAACGGCCAAGGTTCAAGTAATGGCTGTACCGCAATTCATAGAACTGTTTAGCTCTGGCGGCGGCGTCGAAAGCATCGACGACCCCACGGCCTATAAAATCGTAGCCGTTACGGAAATCCAGGATGAAGTCGTTGTGCGGCAATTCATCGAATCAAACCTTCCCACGTTTTACCTCGGGCTGACTCTGGCCGACTACGATCCGAAGCCACTGGGTAATGGATTGTGGAACGTCACGGCGAATTACGGAACGAAAAAGCTAAGCACTCTCGGCGAAGTTGTGACGTCCTTCGACACAACGGGCGGCACTCGACACATCACGCAGAGCCTGCAGACCATATCCAAACATTGCGTAACTGGGACAGCCCCCGATTTTCAAGGTGCGATCGGAGTCGATGGCGACAAAGTCAACGGTTGCGAGATTCCAGGCCCAGGGACGTTCAAGTTTCAAATTACGAAGTCATGGCCAGTTTCTTCTTTCAGTCAAGCAAACATTGTGGCCCTGGCCGCCAACACCTTCAAAACAAACTCAGACATCTTCTACGACTTTGCAGTTGGAACCTTGCTGTTCCTAGGTGCGTCCGGATCAATTCGAGGAATTAAAGATTGGGAGGTCACTTACCATTTTGCGTTTAGCGAAAACGTTACGAATATGACGATCGGGGCAATGACTGGAATCGATAAGAAAGGCTGGGAATACGTCTGGACTCTGTACCGCAAATCGGAAGACCAAAACACCCGCGTCGTTCGTCCGTATGCCGCATACGTGGAGCGAGTGTGTGAAGCAGCTGCATTTGGGACTCTAGGAGTCTAAATGCGATGGGCGCAGACCAATTTATTAAGAAGGTAAATTCTGGGGATGACATCTTTGATCATCTCACCTCGAACGCCTTCAATGCGTTTGTCGATGCTGCCAATGCCAACAAGGGAGGCAATCTCAATCAGCAAGGCGGCCCGCTCCAGTACGAAGATTCTCCCAACGTAATCGAGTTTAGAAACGACTCTGGATCGGTACGAGCTCGCTACGACATTCTGGCATTGACTGGAGTCACGTTCACACCGACTACCAACTTGTCGAGTTTTCAGGCACAGCCACTTTTCACTGGTGAGTTGCCAACACTGGCAAATACAGGCAAATTCGCCATCTTGCTCGATCCAGTCGGGACGCATTCAACGAATAAATACGGCAAGGCTGCGATCTCGGGGACGTGGGTCACAAAGCTGCTCATTAACCATGCTTCGCATCAGTATGCGGACATCGCTGACGGGACCGCACGACTCACCAGCAATTGGTACGGCTCCGCCAAAATTCTCTACAAAGAATCAGGGACAGGAGAAAAGTGGGGCGTTGTCAGACTAGGAGATTCGTTTTGGGGTCCGATCAAAGCGGTTGCCGACGCTGCGATAACCGCGGGATCGAGCGGGACGGTATCGGTATATCACAACGGTAGCGATAGCGGATCCAACGCGACGGCCCATCTGAACTGGATGCATGGTGGCGTTGATGTCGTCAGCGGCGCCGAACTGCTCATGTCGTGGTTCCAAGACGAGCAAAAATTGATCATCACGAATGCATCGTGCTAGGAGCTCTCATGGTCGGGCGAATGGATATAGCTCGTTGCGGACCTTGCTGCTATCCAAGATGTCGCTTATCGACTGACAATTTTAATCGCGCCTCAGTCGGCTCTGGTTGGGATGACATTAGTGGCACATGGTCAATAAGCTCGAATGCTCTAACAACTGGCGATTCCAACGCGATTATATTGTGGGATGCAGACCACCCAGCCGGCGTGGCGGCGCATATTGCGGAAGTATGGGCGAGTACAACGACGGCCGGCGAAAAGGCACGGGTCCTTGTTGCGAGTAATTCCACGGGAACGACTTACTTAGGGGTCGAAGTCGAATTCGGAGCTTCGACTGGCGATCAGTGCGGCACAATTCGCTTGTTTTCAGAAGCGGGCACTTTGCATTCTCGACCAATGCTTGGCTTGCCGCCCAATGTGCCAGTACGAATTTTAGTGTGCTATTTGGAAGCGGAGTTAATTGGCGAGGGCGCCAGTGGCGGGGAACTTTGGGCACATGTGTTTTCCCCAACGACCTGCAATACGAGCATTTCATCACTGGCGACGGCGACCGGGCTTCGCGTTGGACTGGGCACCGGAGCATCGTCACCTAATATCAAGTTCGACGATTTTTCGTGGTACAGTCACGATATTGAAGGCCACGAAACGTACGGGTCATGCTCCAGTTGTTGGCAATGTCTCATCTGGGAATGGGACGGCACGACCACAAGCAACTGTGAGCAGACGGTTGACGGAGACCCGACGAACCTGACAGGTGATCCGTGGTCAGTTGAGGGACTGATTGCTGCCTCTGATGTATCAAGCTATGGAATCGTCGTTCCTAATCCGCCAGGCGATATCACACTTACGCTCGGTGACTACTCAGCCCACTTCTATGTCAGCGGGTCAAACATTCGTGTCGATCTGACCGGGCCGGGAGTGTCCGTAACGGAAGACTTCCCAGATAGTGTAGTGGCTGCATTGAGCTACATTAACGGTCAGCTGTGTGCCACCACTGGCTATGATCTATCTGGCAACAAATCTGCGTTCGGAACACCGACCGATCCTGTCGGTACAACAGCCTCCGTGAGTGCCCCTGCTGGAGCTGTGTCGGTAATTCAATTGACAGCCTGCCCGCAATGCCCAAGTGACACCGGCTGCTCATCATGCGAGCCGGCAGAGGAAACGCCACATTATTTCAAAGTGACCTTTGGCGGAATTGGTGACGGAACGTGTGATGGGTTTGCTAACGATTGCAGCCCCATGAATGGCACATTCATCTGTGATCATCGTTTCGCAACGTTTGGGGCTTGCATTTGGGTAGGTCCGAGTAACGGCGGCTCTCCATGCGCTGTTTATCCGCGGGTGTTGGTTTCTGGTCGTGATTTGATCGTCGATATTATCAAAGTCGGCGTCAGTGCAACGAATTTTACCGACTACGTTTTTCGATTTAAGAAAACCTCAACAAATGTAACGGTAACATATCCCTGTACTGAACTTAGCAATACAGACGTCCCGTTTTTTGCAAATGGTCCCCATGCGGCCGTTTGCGATAACGCCGGCCTGCAATGCGCCATCTCCGCTCTATGATCGAATTCACCTGTACGCATTGTCGATTCACAACTCCAATGGAGCCGAGCGAATGGCCGCTGCGTTGCCGTTGCGGCATGACGTACAAGACGCCACAACACGCCGGTGTCTACACTGGAGCGTCTCGCGGACTCGGAGATACGATTGCCAAGTTTACGAGCGCACTCGGAATCAAGCCGTGTGGCGGATGCACCGATCGGCAGGAAACGCTTAACCGGTTGGTTCCGTACAAGATTCTACGCACCTAGTTAAGCTAGTTAAGACAGCTTGACCATTTAATCCGATAGTAAAGTACTGTCTCGGATTGCTTTGCTTGTTCCTGGTCAGGCGTCGGCGACGCCTTGTACACCGGTTTTGCCAGTTCTTTTCAGGTGTCCTCAGGTGATTGTCGTCTGAACAGTGCCGAACGCAATTGCAGTATTTATCGATATTTAGCAGTGCGCCCGAGAGGACTCGAACCTCCGACCTGCGGTTTAGGAAGCGACTCGAACGCTCAACACGTCAAGAGAAAATCAGACATTCGACGCCGCACAAGGCAGATTTACGACGCCTGTACACCAGCTTTTTCCGACGAATAAAGCCACTGATGCACGTGATGAGCGACCCGAATCAGTCGTTCATCGCTCATCCTTTCTCGATAAACGGAGCCCATATCCCCGGAGTCGGGGGCGTGGCCCATGATGGCACGAACCGCAACGACGTCGCCAGATTCTTCGCCGATCGTTTGAAACGTGTGCCGCAACGCATAATAACTCAGGCCGGGGCGCCGAAGATTTGCCTTATGCAAAAGCTTGCTCATTTCCCTGGTTGTCGGATTGTCCGCGGTCCCATTGTGCCATGGCTGGCCGTACTTGGTAAGAAACACCAATTCTGGATGCGGATCCGTCCACGGCACCTTGCGTTTCCTTTGACGCTTATTTTCGCGTTCTTTCAGAACGTTATGAAGTGCGTCGACGGTCTCAGGCCACAAACGAATACGGCGCTTGATCCCTGTCTTCGGGCGCGGGAAGTTCAGCCACCGGTTGTCGAGGTCCAAATGCCGGAGCTCAAGCTGGCCTATGTCTGTGTTCCCGAGGGCGCAATTGATCCCAAGCAGGATGATCGTACGCATTGGTTCGATCGCCAGGTCCAGCAGCGTTTGGATCTCAGCCGGTGCAAATAGTTTCTCTCCGCTCTCCTCGCGGTGAATCCGCATTACACGTTTCGAAGGCTTCCGAAAAACGGGTCCGAAGTTCACCGGTCGCTCAAGCAGGTTTGCGGTTGGATGACCATCAATGCTCGGCCCAACGTAGCGAAAAACCATTCGGACCCATGTGATCTCATTCGAGAGTCTCACAGGTCCGAATCTTTTTGCCAGAGATTTTCGTAGGTCATTGAAGTCCGCGGGAACCAAGGATTCGACACTACGCTTCCTTCCGAACTGTTTTACGATGCGTTCACACGTGGCTTTGTAATCATCGAATGTTCTTTGGGACAGTTCGCCCGCCAGCAGCAAAACCTCCTTGGCCTCGAGAAACGCGTTGCAAGCGTCTTCTACGGAGAGCGTGTCTCCTGGTTCCTCTGGTTCTCGTCCAGCGTACAGGGCTTCCCGCTGGCGCTCGTATTTATCAATCGCTGCTTTCCAATCCTCCCACTTTCCGAAATAGCGGATCTCTTTGTTTATCCGTTTAGCCCACTGCCCATTTCGATGGGCGTAAAGCGGGAAGTCGGGATATGGCTTGGCTGGTTTTTCTTTTGCCATGGTTCACCCCGCCCTCGAGAGTGAACGGACTGAACTGGCTGTTGCGAAATACGGGAACAAACCAAGAGCCATCTTCGACCTTGGGCGAACAGCTGCTCGCTCGTTGTATTTGCCGATCACTTCGCGGATCTGCTTTACGTCATCATGAGAGTCTGTCCACAACGGGCCAACGAACTTGAGCGGCTTGGAGTTGTCGCAAGGGTCGAAAAGTGCCAACCGTGAAAGTGGCTGGAGCAGCGGCCGAATCGTCCGAGCAGATGACAAATAGAATGATCTCGTTAAATGCAGGTCTAAATCGTGGCCTGTTACCAGGACGGGGCCACGCCGGAGATCTGGTCTGAGATGAAGGGCCCATTCTTCAATCGGTTCAAGTTCGCAGTCGCGGATGGATTCAACAACAACACGCCGATGCCGCAACCGTGTGAAAACTTTGACTCGATTGTCCGTGGGGTAACAAAACGACAATACTGAGCCAACGGCCACAGGCAGAGTAGTAACGATGCTCACGGTCAAGCTCCTGTGAATGGAACTTGGCGAGATCCAGGGCGACTAGGCTTCCCAACCCAGCGGCTCGCCACCCGAAAGCAGATGTGTCCCTCAGAATTGGACAGAAAACCATAACGGAGGTCAGGGCCGGGTTCCACCGCACTTTGCGGCTTGGGTGACTTGTGCGGGTTAAGATACCGTTTCCGATTCGAGAATCAAGTGTTTCGTGCTGGCACAAGATGTGGTGGTTTGTCGTTAAACTAAACGCTACCCATAGATTCGATGGTGATGCGACAAATCGCCGCACAAATGAGTGTTGCTGAGAATTCGTGTAACGCGCATAATCTCCGGCATGTGAGCGGCCATTTTCTTCGCCACAACTTTCTTGTTATCGGCTCGGATGCTACGTAGGATGCCAAGAGTACAAAAAAAACCGGCCGCAGTTTTGACCTGCGACCGGGACCGCTTGGTTACCAAATACGGTAACGACGCCAGTAGGAATTTACATGCACTGATTTTGGGCCCCAGCCGTATGAGTATGGTGGACGTCGCCAGTGCGAACGAACGAAAACAAGATTAGCGTACAATGTGATACGCCTTCCCGACCCAAAACTGCTACGTCATCACCAACTATCGGCGTCAATTAATGACGCGTCTCGTGACTGGGTCACTTGTCACGAGATGAGTCGCCAGAGTTACAGCTCGGGCGGCTCTTTTTCGTAAACGGGTGGATCTGTGGACAACATGAAAGGTCTCCTCCTGGGTTAAAGCAACTAACGAAAAAGGCCGAGATCGATAGACCTCGGCCGTTACACCCTCATTCACTGCGAACTTGTTTGAGAACCGCGATCCCATAAAACGACCCATGAGCGCGTCCAGCGCCTGCCCTATTGGGCAACACGAAAGCAACCTCGCAACTACGCTTCCGTAGCTGCGGACCACGTCCTGTTTTTGCTGAATTCAGAGTCACCAGATCGGTGTGATGATGCAAACACCCGATATGTCCACTAAGCCAGCAGGTGAGAATCTACGGAAGTGTTGTAATTTCTACAATAGAACTTTTCGAAATAATCCGTCACTCACGTAAAAGATTTTTGCGCAGGTTTACGGCAAAAAACCTATTGATTTTGAGAAGGTGATGCATACAATTCTCACCCGATGCAAACACCTAGGGGCTGCAGGGAATTACCCTGTGGCCCCACTCTCTTTCTTGTCTAAATACTGGTACTGCACCCACCGGTACGCCTCGACGGCCTTCACCTTGAACCGCTCGCCGCGGAACCTGATCTCTTCACCTGGCTGAACCTCGACGATCCGCTTCTTCGGGTCTGCCGCCAGGGCCAGCCGGTTCATCGCGTTCCCGTCTCGATCAAGCGGTACGATCAGTTCGAGAATTTTGGGTGGCTCTGATTCGAGGAAGTAGCGGATCGAGAACACGAGACGGCCATCGGGGGTGAGGAAGCCTTCAGGATTTGCCATCGCTATCAACTGGACCGGATATTTCTTAGTTCTTCTCGAACTTCGTAGCGTTCAACTGCAGACCAAAAAATCGTTGTTGTTGATCCATCTAAGAGGCAAATCCCAATGAACGGATCATCATTGAACACCCATCCACAAGTTACTTTTCCAGTGGCATCTTTTTCCAGTGATCGCCAAAGTGAAGGGGAAGGCACTTGGACGTTTTCGATACCGCCAAGAGGAACGTAACGGCCCGATTCACGCACTCCCATACAAAGATTGAAATACGTTGACAGTTGCTTTTTTCCGTCTGACACCCGCGATGACCCGATAGCGCACTCGATCGCTCCAAGCACAGCATTTGCTGCAATCGACGGCGCTATGGTCCCAATTATTCCAGCGCCAGGCCCGAGGCTTTCTATTTTTCTAGTCGCTGCATTTTGTAATTCCTGCGCGACTGCAACAGCGCCGGAGTTGTAGAGGAGGATTGCATTAAAGCGGTATACAGACCCGGAAACTGTCTGGATCAAGCCGGATAAGTTTGGCAGCGATTCGAGATCGACGATCTGGGCTTCGTCAACAGTCCCTGATTTATTGACGATGTCTCTTAAGCGTGGAATAGCGTGAATACTCACCCATTGGTTCTTCGTTCTCTCGGCATGGCAGACGAGAGCGTCCTTTGTTAGTGATCCATCCGTCGCCAACCGCTTAAGCGCTGCATCATCGACCGGTCCCATTTGCTTGTCACCGGACGAATAAAACCACATTGGTGACGACATTAAACGGTCTCTCTCGGCTTATGTTATTTTTTGGCTGGCAAGGCTTTCAGAGCCTTTTTTAGTGTCTCTTGATCTTGAATCGAAAACGGAGCAATCTCCAAAACTGCACTTCCACCCGCATTGCTATCGTATTTTTTTGTTCCTTTAACCTCGAACAATTGCGAAAGTCGAACGAACGAATCATCGACAATGCCTTCAGTTGGAACTCCGGATACCCAAACGGTCACTTCCTTGCTGATTAAGTTTTCGCCGGATTCGGTTACAAACGTGTCTGACAATTGACCTCGGCTGGTGGTAATCAGCATATTTTCGTCATCCAGCACTTGGAGGACACGAAAGCTGTTGCCACCTTCAGTACTGTTTCCTGACAATCGGCCAATATCACCTTTTTTCGCCAGCCACAAATACAACGGTGGGATTGGGTTCCTCGGTACTTTTCGAGTTTTGCTCTTCACATATTGGCTGTACTGTCTCATGGCCGCAGACAGCCGCTCTGCGTCCTTTGAATGATCATCTTGGGCGTTCGCGGACATCGCAAAAGTAAGAATCATCGAAACGGCAATCGAAACAGAAATGGCTTGCAGTCTCATTTGTCATGTCCCCTGACTATGCCTTCGAGTTTTTCTTTTTGGGTTTCCGCTTTTGACTGTCTTCCATTTCGGCTTCGGCTTTTTCCGCCTCTTCAACAGTGCGGTCAACTAATGACTTACTCGAAAAGATGGCCGAATCCACCGCTGACGTGGCATGTTTCATTGCGCCCTGCAGGAACAAAAGTGCCTTATCCCGTGTAGGGATGTGGGCAATGTTCACTTCTTTTATTCCGTTCTCTTCCATTCGCTTCGCCAATTCGCGAAATCGAGCAGAAAAGAAGTCAAGTTGATCCGCCAACCGTCTGACATCTGCGACTGTGTGCCTTTCTGGCACGGGTACTGTTTTAACCATGAAAACAAGTGTCGCAAAAAAATCTTTAATGTCCATAAGACACTATGGCACAAAGCTTTAATGCAACTCACTGTCATAGCACTGCAATAACACTGTTGACTAATGCATTGCAATACAATAAAAATCCACACTTCAGTTGCAGGACGTTTCACGGCAGTAACTGAAGCATTTTTGATGGACCTGGCTCGGACGCTTTAAGAACTCTCATTCGGAGCCCCGAGCTATGGCAGGTTTTGGAGGATTGGTTGTTGTGTCAGTGGCGAAGCCTAGTAAGCGAATTTGGAGATTTGTGCGCGATTTGTTCCTTGGTCGCAGATGCGTCGATTGCGAGCGACTCGAAGGGGTCACAAACACCGAGGAGACATTCAAAGGTCCGCGACGTAACGGGCTTTGCCAACGATGCAATGCTCGGCAACTGGCGGCTCGGCCTGACGACGAAACGGCTGCCGGTCACTACGAGGCGGAACTGATCAGACAGGGAAAGTTTGTAAACAAGAAACTCGCTCAGGCGTTCAGGGAGGACAACGTGTTTCGGCGCACGGCTGCTGCTGCCAGGAAGAGTGGGTAATGCATGGTCACTTCCAGGATGCTCACCCCACAGGAATTTGCCGACCAATTGAACATCGACGTTGACAAGGTTCGTGGCTGGGGCCGAAGCGGCAAACTTCCATCAGTTGATTTATCGGACGGCGGCAGTCGCCCAACGTATCGCATTGACGAACGAGACGCCGAGGCCTTTTTGAAAAAATGCAATGCGGCTCCGAATCCGGCAGCCAAGGCGAGATCGACGCGGGCCAAGCGAACGAGGCGCACATTCAAAAAGTTCATCTGAGATTGTTTTGCGGGTAAGTGAACCAGCGTCACGCGAGCCTCATAAGCTCGAAAGCAGGGTGCGACTCCCTGACCCGCGATTTTGGATCAGTAGGAGCGCGGAGGCGCATTAGTGGAAACGGCGGCGAGGTTGCCGCTGGAATGGATCAACAGCCCGCTGAACTTGGAGTGATGCGGGCGGCGGTCCAAAGAATGAAAGGATTCTCAAGTGCTCATTTTATCACGTAAGGAATGTCAACAAATTTGTATCGGCGATGGAATCGTGGTCACGGTTGTACGCATTGATGGAGGCAGGGTGAAGATCGGAATCGAGGCCCCGCCAGGTGTTTCAGTTGACCGCAAGGAAGTCGCCCAACGAAAGAAAGATGAGCGTGCAGCATGATCCCAATCGCGGTGATTATATGGGCAGTCTTTTGTCTTGTCGGCATGTCGCTATTCGCCTTTAGCAAACATGAAGAACCGATGCCGTCCGTCGATCCTGGTCCGGACCCGGAAGATTTGATGTTGATCGAATTTCAGGCACCGGATCGTCGCTACGCGGTTCTGCATGGTCACAACTACCTGAGAAAGTGCGTGGACATGGCCGTAAACGAGCCAGACGTTTTGAAGATTCGAATCGCTGAGTGAGTCAACATAAAGGAGCGCTTGAATGCTCGTATTTGATTTAGAGACGGGATGTCTACCGGAAGAACAACTTCGGGAAGTTTACGTTCCTCTGGATGAATCCGAAATCGACGGCCTGGTTGAAGGTGAGTTTGATCCGGCCAGTGTCAAGTGTGGCAACCTGAAAGATCCCGCCAAGATTGCGGCCAAGGTAGAAGAGGCTCGTCAGGCCCACGAAACGGCAAAGGCGAATTCCGGCAAGATTATCGCCGATGCGAAGGCGAAGCACTGGGAGGAATTCGTGGCCAATGCTGCCTTATCTCCCATCACCGGTCGGATCTTGGTGATCGGTTACCGGTCCACCGAAAAAGGCGCGACTCTCATCCATGAGGCGGAAGAACCGGTGTTGATTTCTGAATTCTGGAAGAAGTATGAAGCATGTCGATCGGCTGGCCGAAAGATGGTCGGCCACAACATCGGCGGATTCGATATTCCGTTTATCGTTCGTCGCTCCTGGCTGCTGGATATCCCGGTACCGTCAACAGTTTTCGATAAGGGCCGCTGGCTCGATTCATCCACGTTGGTTGACACGCTCTCCCTCTGGAAGTGCGGCACAAACGACGGCGCGAAGCTCGATTTGCTTGGCCGCGCTTTCGGGATCGGCGGCAAGACGGAAGGCGTCAACGGTTCTGACTTTGGCCGGCTGTACTTTGGCTCTCCCGAAGAGAGGGCAAAGGCATTGGAGTATGCGGCCAGGGATGTGGTGGTGACTGCCGGAATCGCAACAAGGATGGGAGTGGCTTGAGAGAAATAAGTAATTGAGTTTGAAGGTTGAAACAGAAAGGAACGCGTTATGAGTAATGGTGAATTGGCTGAACCGGGAGCATACGACAACATTCAGGACATCCCGGCGTTTATCAAGCAGATGGGCCGATCAGTCGCATTGTCAAAAATGTGCGGAGTGGAAACGGAGGCTCAAGGTGAAGTGCTCGTCTTCGAGTGCCTTGGCCGTCGCTGTCGGATCATGAGCTTCGGAGAACGGTATAACTTCATGCACAATCGACTGACCATGAAGGCCGAGACCATGCTGGCCGACTTCATTACGAAGGTTGGCGGTGAGCATGAGATTATCGAGAGAACATCCGAAGCTGCGGAAATCTCGCTATCTCGAAAAGGGAAGCCAACGCAGCGTTTCCGCCTGACCTGGGAAGAAGCCCAGAAGGAGCCATTTGTTTACGAAGGCAAGGAAAAGGATGTTTTGGCTCAGTTAGCCGCTGGTCGGAAGCCAGCAATCAAGGCTAAGTACCAAACCCCTCGATCCAGAATGCAAATGCTTTGGTCGCGGGTTGTATCTGATGGCGTTCATTGCATGGCGCCAGAAGTGACGAGCGGTGCTTACACAGCCGAAGAAGTCGAGGACTTCGACGAGGTTCAAGGTGAATCAAATGGGGCCAGTAAGCCACGGCGGCCAACTAGGGAATCGTCTCAGGCAACTGGATCGACGCCAACTGCAACTCCATCAGTGACTCCAACTGTTCAGCAAAACACGGCAACCGAAGTGAAGCAGGATGGGAAGCCGGAGACTTCTCCTGAACCTGAGTATTGCACTGGCGATCAATCAACCCGCATCACCCAACTGCTCAGCCAGATCAATCCAACAGAAGCCGAAATCGACGGCATGAAGAAACGTCGAAACGTCAGCACATGGCGGCAGTTGACCGTTGCTCAAGCTGATGAATTGATCGGGAAGCTTCAGCAGTTGATTGCCCAACGGGAAGCGTCGACAGCAGCTTCTGCAGCTTCTACAGCATCTGCACCGCAAACATCGGCCAAGAACACTGACCCAGCAACCGAAACGCAGGTGGCTGAGGCTCGCAAGCTAATCGGCGAGATCGAACAATCCTCTCCCAAGTTCACCGAGAGGATTGCTGCCAAGATTAAAGAATCGGGGCTCGGAAAATTAGTCGACCTAAACCAGTCCGAGATCGAGGCCCTAATCAGGGACCTGCGAGTCAAAAACCTTGAAGCCTTCTTCGCTGCTTCCCTGGAGGGGCACGCGAAGTTCCGCCCTACGCAGCAGGCCAGCATCGTCGACAGCTCTCATCCATCGACGGCGGCGGCCTGAGTATCGAGTCAATAATTTTCAGTACGCCCAAACTTGTTCCGCTAGCTGAGGCGTATGGAGCCGTTGAAGTCTGGAATACGGGTATCGAAGTGCTTGGTTTTCCGCCTACGTGGCAGCCAAGTTGTCAAGACGTGTTAGCTATTCAGAAAGTTCTCTCAGAAAGGAACGTGCAATGAGTACCGAATTTGAAGTGGAAGTCGCCGACGATTTTGAAAGCGAAAGCAGTTTTCTTTCAAAGCCAGGAACGTATCACTTGGTGATCGAGGATGTGAAAGTTGGCGTCGGTCCAAAGGGGAATGCAATCGAAGGCGCGACGTTTAGCCTGTCCGTCTATGCCGGAACCGTCGAATCGGAAAAGAAGAAGACATACAACCATGTCATCTTCTTCCCGAAGGCAACGCACAAGGATGGCGGGAAGTTCGCCACAAAAGTCCTGTCGAAGTTCCTCTTGGCGGCCAATCAGGTTAATCCATCCGACAAGGGCAAGAGGATCGCAATTGATCCGGAGAAGCTGGTTGCCCAGCAGATCGTTATGTCGTTTGTGCATGGCAAACCAGGTGACGATGGTAAGTCGTATCTGGAAGTCGATAACGGAGGCTTGGCCGTTTACCACATTGACGATCCTCACGTCGCTGGCATTCCGAAAGACACTGCGGCAATCGGTCTGTTGCCGAAGGAACTTCGCCACGACAAGGCTTGGTTCGACCAAGTCTACGCAAAGCAGAAACCAGCTCCGGTTTCTCCGACTGCTCAGGCCGCTGCTGCATCGCCGGTGAATATCGCAGAACTGTAACCAAGTGAGATTCGCGCAGCTCAGGGCGCGTTTCTTTCTGGCCTGCCGACCGGTAGCCCGCCAAGGAAACCGGCGGCAGGTTTTATCACTCGCGGATTCTTTAGGTCGCATGGCTGCCCAACTTCAAGAAATCACGGCAACATTTCTCGGGGAGAAGAAATTCCTCCGCTGGGGAGAGACGTTCATCGGCCAGATCCGACTATCAAATGGATCGGCCATTGACGGTCCTCGACTGGTCGGATTGAAGGGCGAAGCCAATGAGGGCGAGTTGGTTACTGGACTTGAATACCGTTTCTACGGTCGCTGGACCGAATACAAAAACCAGCGAATGGGCACGGTTGAAAAGCAGTTCGCCTTTCAGACTTACACTCAATGCGAACCACATGAGCGCGAAGGGATCATCGCTTACTTGGTCCAAGCTGGCCAAGGGCGTGGAATTGGGCCAGCTCGAGCGGCTGCGATGTTCGACAAGTGGGGGTCGGATGCCGTTGCTCGCCTCCGGGAATCGCCTGAAGAAGTGGTACCGGAGATTCGCGGCCTGTCACTTGAAGATGCGATAGAGGCTTCTGATTGGTTACGAGCAAGGCAACGCCTGGAAGCCTGTACTATATCCGTGACTAGCTTACTTGCTGGTCGTGGCTTCCGAAAATCGACGCCGCGGTGGGCTATTCTCAACTTTGGAAATTTGGCCGCAGATGTCATTCGACGCGACCCGTTCAAATTGATTCAGGCCCCGGGCGTCGGTTTCAAAAGATGTGATGCGCTCTGGTCCCATTTAAAGCTGCCCGCCAACCGCCTCCGCCGCCAGGCAATGTGTGCATGGTACTCGGTCGCCGAAGATCGCGACGGCAGTACCTGGGTGCCGATGGATTTGGCGAAAGAAGGCATCAAAAAACTGATCGGCGGAACGCAAGTACAGCCTGACAAAGCCATTGAGTTGAGTTTGAGGCTTGGAAAGATCAATCCGGCCAGGAAGGGTGCTCTCACATCTATATATACGGACTTCGAAGGCGCTACGATTCAAGCGGATGGCGGCCGGAGATGGGTAGCCGTCGCTGGTAAGGCACTGGCTGAAGAAAAGCTTGCTGAACTGATCGTCCAAGCCATGAATGAGACGGTTGCGTGGCCGACAGCAGCATCCCTGGCCGATGTTTCTGACCACCAACGGGACGAATACGCAAAAGCAACCAGCGGTGGGGCAATTGCGATTCTTGGTGGAGGTCCCGGGACTGGAAAAACATTCACGGCTGCATCGGCAATCAAGCAACTGATCAATCAGGTTGGGATCGCGAACATTGCTGTCGGTGCCCCGACTGGAAAGGCAGCCGTCCGAATCAGCGAGGCCATGCAGGCCGCTGGCCTACCGCTTCGAGCTCGAACATGGCATTCGATTCTCGGGATTGGGGTTGTGGATCCAGATACCGGAGATCTGGGATTTGCCCACAACGAAAAGTCTCCGCTTCGATACAAAGTGCTCGTTGGCGACGAGTCTTCCATGGTCGACGTTCCCTTATTCGCGTCGATCATGCGAGCCCGGCCAAAGGGATGTCTCTTTCTGGTTGTCGGCGACGTCCACCAATTGCCGCCGATTGGCCATGGCGCTCCGCTTCGAGACATGATTGCGGCTGGCCTTCCGTACGGTGAATTGACCGAGATCAAGCGAAACAGCGGGGGTATCGTCGAGGCCTGCGCCGCGATTCGGCAATCGAAACCATGGTCGGGCGGCGGCAATCTCGTTCTTCCTGGCGGATCAACTTCAGCGGACCAACTGCAGTTGATGCTGGATGCGATTCGCTCTGCGGCGGGAGAAGGATTTGACCCTATCTGGGATGTCCAAACAGTTGTGGCCGTCAATGCGAAGTCGCCGTTATCTCGAAAGGCGGTCAATGAGTTGCTTCAGCGTGAATTAAACCCACAAGCAGGCAACCGACGAAGCTCTCCGTTCAGCGTGGGCGATAAGATCGTCAACACGAAAAACGGTTACTTCAATCTGGCTGATCAAATCACAATTGACGACCAGGAAGGCGAAGTCACGCGGAATGATCGCGGCGAAGTATTCGTGGCCAATGGAGAATTGGCCGAAGTTCTTTCGGTCGAAGACAAACGATTCATCGTCCAGGTGAAGAATCCTGTCCGTGTCATTTCGATTCCTCGCGGCAAGTCAAGCGAGCCAGATGACGATACGGATGATCCGAACGAATCAGCTAAGGCAACATCTACGGGTTGCACCTGGGATCTCGGGTACGCATTGAGCGTGCACAAATCGCAAGGCTCTGAATGGGGCTGGGTGATTGTTCTGATCGATGACTATCCCGGCGCCCGCATGATCTGCTCGCGGGAATTTTTCTATACCGCAATCTCGAGAGCCAAATCCAAATGCATTCTGATCGGGAAGAAAAGTGTCGTTGATGCGGGATGTAGAAAAGTTGCCATCGGAAAACGGAAAACGTTTCTCGTCCAGTTAATTCATTTGAAGCAGTCCCAACGAATACTGGCTGATTTATGACTGATATCGAGTTTGTAAATATTTGGAACGCAGCAACCAGCGTTAGTGAGGTCTGTCAATTAACCGGATACCGAAGGGGCTCCGCGTGTACGCGGGCACACAGACTTCGCCGGTCTGGATGGCAATTAAAGAAAATGCCATGGACCTATCCGGTTTCAGTGGTCGAACGATTCTGGAAGTTCGTCAATAAGACTTCCGGTTGCTGGCTATGGACTGGTTCTGTTGACCCAAACGGCTATGGACGAATATCGCAAGGAAGTCGCGGGAAGCGTCCATTGCATCCACACAGACTCTCTTGGGAAATCCATCGCGGTGTGATCCCTGACGGTCAGTGCGTCCTTCACAAATGCGATAACCCGCCACGTGTTAGGCCGGATCATTTGTTTTTGGGGACGATGAAAGACAACACTCACGACATGATGCAAAAGCAGCGTGGTCACTGGCAGAAAAATGCCCCACACAAAATTCTGGCGGAGTTATAGCGATGGTCCTGGATGCGAAATTTCTAAAGGTCAAACAGCACTTCGGCATCTTTGCGTTCGAAGACTGGAAGCGAGTTTCACCTGCTGAGGTTCTGTCGGTTCCAGATATCGGACCAGTGACACTTGAGCACATCCGCATTTACTTGGCTGCTCGCAATCTGACTCTTCGCGATGATCAAACTCCCGAATTCTGGAAGAAGCATTTATCGGAAGCCAAGATCGGCGGGCAGATGACCGAGACGGACATCGCCGTTACCTGTCCATTCTCAATCCTAATTGACTCCCAAGAAAAGCACCCGTTCACGTTCACCGATTTATCCGCCGATGCCGACCGCGAATTCCGGCCACTAATAGTGCCAATCATCTGGCGGTCGCTCGGCGTTTCTATGGGCGATTACTCGATCGACGGTTGCGAAGGCCAATGCCACATCGAACGCAAGTCGCTCGAGGATGCCCATGGAACGATCCTTGGCTGGGGTGATCGTCGAGCTCGGTTTGAACGTGAGTTGGCCAATCTTGCCAAGATGGAATGTTCTGCCGTGGTTGTCGAGTGTTCGTTCGTCCAAATGGTTCAGCAGGCCCCGTCGCGTGGCAAAAAGACTGCCCAAGAGAACGCCAAGATCCTGATGCGACAGGTTATGGCCTGGCAGCAGGATTATCGAGTTCCGTGGATGTTCTGCGACAGTCGGCGGCTGGCTGAGATCGTAACGTTTCGACTGCTCGAGCGGTTTTGGCGCAAGCGGCAAGAGCGGATTAAGAAGCAGGAAAAGCAAGAGTCGCAGTTAGAACTGGCTGGAATATGAACAATCACATCATGACGCATCACGTTGAGGGATCGGATAACGGCATTGACGTCACTTCTCTGAAGATTGAGCGGGAACTTATGCACCATGGCTTCACTACCAACGTTGACGGAGTATTTCGAGTCTCACTTTATGCCGTTTTGGGTGAAGCTGAAGAATCTGGACCAGAAGACGGAAAGGAGTTACCGCGAATCTCTCAAGTTGTGGGTCAAAAAGACACCCAACAAACCAATCGACCAGATATCGAAAGCGGACATTGCGGAATTCTGCATCGCAATGAAGGAGTATCCTGGCAAGAAAAAAGGCACAACCATGTGCGCGTCGAGTCGCCAGAAACATTTCAGGCAACTCGATACGATTCTGAAAACGACCGGGCCGCAAACCAGGCACAACCCGGATGGGCAAGGCCTGCTTTCATACGAACCTCCATTCTTTCCAAAGGTAAAGGTACCGAAAACTCGTACGCATGCTGTTTGGAGTATTCCGGAAATCCACGCGATGTATCGCGCTGCTGGGCAAATGAAGTTGCCGGTAGTCGATGGGTACTCTGCTGCGGACTATTGGCGAGCGCTCATTGTGCTCGATTATTACTCAGGCATCCGAATCACCGAACTGATCAACTTGCGGTACTCGAATATTCACGAGCGAATAATTCAGGGGAATCCAGAAACTGGCAAGAACGACAAGACAGACCCGCACTGGCTGCCACTCGAAGTAATCGAGCATATCGAAAAAATCAGAACACCAGGCCGGGACGTGATTCTCTACGTGTCCAAGTACGACCGTCAGCGTCGAACGCTTTACGACGATTTTCATTTACTACAGAAGCTCGCCGGTTTGCCGGAGTCCCGTTGGTGGGGTTTTCATTCGATTCGGAAAACCCATGGTACCGAGGTCAAACGTTACAAGGCCCCGCATCAGCGGAACCTGACATTGGCTCAAAGGTCACTCGGTCACTCGAACAGCGATATTACGCTGGGCCATTACATTTCAGGTGCGATGGAAGACCAGGAACTTGTAACCGTAATCGAGGAACTTCCGTCTCCTGTTCCGCCGGAGTTCAGATTGCTGTGAGGTCACTATGGCCAGCGTAAATCGAATCTTGAATAGTCCTGGCGCGATCAATGTGGTTGGGATTACAAAAGGCAGGGAACGGTATGTATTCCTTTTTGATGACAACAATCGCACTGAAGCATTACGCATGCTTGGACGGTTTGCATCGAATCCGGATCTGAGTTTTACGTGGCATGATGCGGCGAGATTGAGTCAAGCGATGAGGAATGTGGAAATGAAAACCGTACCCGTTGACCCAAAACTTCCGGCCAACTTCGACAGTACGCCAAACGAGCAGAGGCCTCTGTCTCACAAGCGTTGGTGGTTCCGGCCATATGTGGTGAAGGTGAGTCGACCGGCGTTTGTCCCAGAAGACGAATGGTTGAAGAGTTGGCCGGAAGGCATCCGGTTTGACGTGAGATGCCTGGACGGTGGAGCGAATGACCGTTCGACATGCATTGGTTCGTTTCAAGACCTACTGTCCGCAATTGGTTGTGCGCGGCAGCACGGCGAAGCGCTGAAGCGACAGAAGGGAACCGGAGCATGAACTGGTGCAACTTCTGCCGGTTGTGGAAGGTATCGAGCTGGTGGCAGACGGTCGCTGGTAGGCCGTGCTGCTACCACTGTTGGAGAAACATGTTGGACCGAAAGTCGATGTGAATAGGTGGGATTTAGGTGAGTTATGCGAGCGAGTTACATAAAAGACGGCGGAAGCTACCGTCCGTGCATCCGAAACGATCGAGGCCATGTTGTCTGGCAGTGTGATGTCCGCTGTTCCAATCGCGACCATTCCACGTCCAGAGGGCCGTCAGCGCGTGACCTAGCTAAGTTCGCTTTGGAGGCAGCCCAGACGCCAGACGCATTAAGCGAGTTGTTAAAGCGAGATCCGCCGGAATGTATTCGTCGGTCGGAATGGGACTTGGAGTCCTGGAAGGCTCGCCGTCAGCATTACCGCTGGGCGCTATCCGTAGGCCCGGAAGTGCGATCAGCCATCGAAGGTGCCGCAGTTACGGCTCAATGAACTTCTGGAGGGGAATGTGGGTAGGCACGAAGTGATTTCCAGATGGCAATCGCACGAAGATGCAATTCTTCGTGAGAAGTACGCTACGACCCTGATTCCAGAGTTGTGTGTGATTCTCGGTCGCTCGTATCGTTCAGTGTGCGGCCGACTTCACCGTCTCGGATTGCGAAAGAATCAGGAATGGTCGAGGCCCGATCTGCAATGGCTATTGAATAACCGTGAAAAAACACATTCAGAGATCGCGGCCGTGCTCGGACGAACCTGCAAGTCCATTGGGCATGTTGTGATCAGGTTCGGACTTCAAAAACACACCAAAGGACTTAGTGAAGAACAGCGGTCTAAGTTCCTTCGCCTGCACTCGCGTGGTTATTCAGACTTACTTATCGCACGCAAACTCAAGGTCACAAAGTCGAGGGTTATGCGTTATCGGATTCGTGTTGGCTTGGATGGAAATGGTTACACAGACAAATCCTCGTCGGCAACATCGGAAAGCCTCAAGAGATACTACCAGCGCATCGCAAAAGTTTTGAAAGTGCGGAATTACAAAGACCGCAATGTCGAACAATCTGAATTGATCGATGTGGCATTCGAGGTCATCGGTGAAAACGATGAACTGCTTTCCGTGGCGTGGGAAGGCATCAACGAAGCATGGCAACAAGGCGTAACGCGAAAAAGTGGCTTGGTCATCGCTGGGAAACAAGCCGTCAAAAGATTCCATCGAGAAACGACAAGCTACCTGTCTATGGACAATTTCGTTAATAGCGAAGGTGAGCGATTTGAGCTGTCAGAAGATGTGAAAGAAAACCGAATGCGGCACTGCGCGTGAACCTATTCGAGCGAACGCTGAAAACTCAGGAAATAAACGACAACGCTGATTTAAGGCTAGACAAATGCAAAAGTACGAATGCGACCAGTGTGGTGCCTGTTGCCGATCCTTGATCGTCGAAGCCGATTGGTTGGACGCGGCACGCGAGCCGAAGTTGCTGACGCTCAACCCACACGTCCGCACGCTGGATGATCTCCGCGACACCGGCAAGGTCGTGATGCTGTACGACACCAAGACGCACGCTTGCCCGTTCCTAATCGGACAGCATGGGGAGAAGTGTTCGTGCTCGATTTATCCGACGAGGCCAAATGAATGCGTTGGATGCGAAGCCGGAAGTCCCAAGTGTCAACAGGCGCGCTTGCTCAAGAAACTTCCCGTGCTGCGTGACGTGGACGGCAATCGGCCAGATACGGCTAAGTGGCCTGAAGAATGGGCGGATCATTACGACGAAGATTACCTTGCGGAGACGATGGCCGATGTTGTCGCTGCGAATTGACCCCGACGAAATCATGGCGATGGATGACGACGGCCTGATGGACCTACAAGACGATCCGCTGCCAGGCGAACAACGGAAACTGGTTTTGATTTACGAGTAATGCCTGAAAACTACTACAACGAGAACGACCCGCGAGCCGCCGAGTGGTTGCGGGAGCTGATTAAGGAAGGGTTGATTCCAAATGGCTACGTCGATGAACGATCGATCCAAGACGTCCGCAGAGAAGACCTGCAAGGATACAGGCAGTGCCACTTCTTCGCAGGAATCGGTGGCTGGCCATACGCCATCCAGCTTGCGGCGTGGCCAAGGGATGTTCCAGTTTGGACTGGAAGTTGTCCTTGCCAACCGCTTTCGTGCGCCGGACAGCGAAAGGGCGAAGTGGACGAAAGGCACCTGTGGCCAGACTTCTACCGCCTCATCGCGGAGTGTCGCCCTGCAACGATCTTTGGCGAACAGGTTGCGAGCAGCGACGGACTTGAATGGCTCGATGGAATATCACTTGACCTGGAAGACCTCGATTACGCCTTCGCAGCGGCGGATCTGCCGGCTGCGGGCGTCGGGGCGCCACAAGAAAGGCAACGGCTTTTTTGGGTGGCCTGCGCTGAAGGCGTCGTCATCCCACGGAGGAAGAAACCCAGAAAGCGTTCTGGCGAAGTACGAAAAGCAGGGTCGGACGAAGGCTCATCGTCTGGACGAAGCTGCGGCGTTGATAACGCTACTCCCGTGGCAGACACCGACCTGCCCAGTGAACACGGACGGACACCAGGCGGGGAACAATCGCTACGTCACGTCGGTAACGGATGCGATGAAGCCGTGGGCCACGCCGCGGGCCCGGGACAGCAAGAACAATGGCGTGAGTATCGCCCGAGCGGCGAAGGGTGTAGCGGACTCGTTGGATTTGCAATGCAAGTTGGTGTGCCAAGCTGGAACGGCCCCACAATCGCCGTTAAGTGCTCGGATGGACCGCGGCGCGTATCCGCTGAACCCGGCGCATTCCCGCTGGCTCATGGGCTACCCGCCCGCATGGGACGGTTGCGGGGTTACGGCAATGCAATCGTGCCGCAAGTCGCGGAAAGGTTCGTAAGGGCGTTTATGGAATCCCAGAGTTCCTAGCATTCGGTGCGCAAACGCAGACAGACTAAGTAAAGAGAGGAAAACAGTATGAGCCAAGTATTTGCGGCAAGCACTCGCTTGCTTGTCGAGAACTGTGGGAAGTGCGGCGGCGTGTACGCACTAAATGAGCAGTTTTTACTTCAAGCTCAGGAGAGAGGTGGTGGCTGGAAATGTCCCTATTGCGGGACTGGGTGGAGTTACACCGAAACACAGGTAATGAAACTGCAAAAAGAGCTTGAAAAGAAAACCAAGCAGCTTCTTTCCGAGACGGCCAGGCACGATCAAACGCGAACCGAGTTACAGCATACGGAGCGACGTCGACGCGCCGAGAAGGCGAACGTGACAAAACTAAAGAACCGTGCCCACGCTGGAATTTGCCCAGCCTGCGATTGCCGGTTCGCGGATTTAGAACAGCACATCAAAGCATCGCACCCGGATTTTTTGTCAGCGGACAACGAACCGGTGTCAGATGTTCCGCCACCAGAGTATTCGATTTGAAACGTCCTAGCAGATCGGTGCGCAGATGAATCGAGAACCAATTACCGAAGACTGGTTGCGAGCTTCCGGGTTCAAATGGGAGCAGCTTGATCGGCAGCCCACTAAGCACTGGCTTCTGTGGCTCGCGCCGGCGTGCGTTGACCATTTAGAACATCATCGGCGAATGTTTGCAGCTACGGAGGATCTTGGGATCGAGCTGGCGTTCAAGGACGGACAATCGCCAGATTGGTTTTGCTGGGTCCGGGCGGACTATGCCGGTCGGTACAGCAGATTCCTGCACGTTCGACACATGATCTACCAGTACGAAGTTGTGCAACTGATTGAGGCATTGACGGGACGAGAATGGAAACCAGAAGACGTTTTGTACGGTGCCTTTCGCTCTCCAAAAGAAGCAGACAGTTTGCGAAAGGATAGCGAGTCCTTGCATCAACGATTGGCGCGAGAATGGGGACCGCGAGCTTTGCGAGACACGAATAAACCGAACGACGAAAGCCAGATCGGAATTATCGGACGCGATTTGTAGGCACCGTAGCGGAAAGGTGAAGCGATGGACGAGGACGACTGGGACGGCACTGATTACGACGACGGCCACGGGTGCGATTGCGATTGTGCGGACTGCAAACACGAGCGAGCGGCCGGCCTTGAGCGAGCGATGGAGCAGGAGCAGCCGCAATTGGACCGCGTAGCGATCCCCCAGGGCGCGACGGTCGAGCAGATCCGGGAGTCGCTTGCGAAGGTGCCTGCGGGCTGGGTGTACCACGAGTACGACGACCGAGGCATGGATTTGATTTTGTATTTTCGAGCGGCATGTGAGCATGGGATTCCGACCGGCAAGTATTGCTCGAAGTGCTGCGAATCGGACGTGGGGTGAGGACGAGGAAGACGACGAGGACGAGTAACTAATTCGGACAACTCTGTTGGATGGATGAATTTATGCAAAGCAGCATTCCAGAAAACCTACCAACGAATGTGAACGAGGAAATTGCCCTTGCAGTCAAGCGGCTGCAATCGGAGTGCGACCATCCGCTTGGCGACCTGAACGTCCTTGGCATCGTCAGAGACGGCGAGCGGTACATCTTTTTATTTGACGACTACCATCGAACAGACACGCTGCGGACGCTTGGGCGATTCGCGGCCGATCCAGAGCTTAAGTTTACGTGGTACGACGCAGCCGTCGGGAGCCAACGCATCAGGAATATGGCACCCAAGGAAACGCCGACACGTCGCTGGTGATCGTTCGTAACAGAAGCAGCGCAAATCGAGTCAGAGTTTTTTACGAAGATGTTTTTGCAAACAGAAATGGAGGTCCAATGAAGATTTACGTCGCGTCGTCATGGAGAAATATTTTGCAGCCGGCAATCGTGGTCATGCTCCGTCGCTGTGGCCATGAGGTCTATGACTTCCGCAATCCCGCGCCGGGAAACAACGGATTCTCGTGGCGCGAGATCCATCCCGACTGGCAGAACTGGACACCCCAGCAATACCGCGATGCGCTGGAGCATCCAATCGCTAAAGAAGGTTTCAAATACGACATGGATGCCCTCCGTGAATGCGAGGCGTGCGTTCTGGTGCTTCCGTCCGGTCGGTCTGCATCTTTCGAATTCGGTTGGGCTATCGGGGCTGGAAAGCAAGGTGCGGTGGTCATGTTCGATTCTTGCGAGCCGGAGTTGATGTACCTCGGGAATCCGATCATCACTTCACCGGACGAGCTATTTGATTGGGCTGGTGGAACGATCGACGAAAAGCAGGCTCGCAGCGAATTAGTGAACGCGACCTGAACGGAGAGTTGTTGGACGAAGCAGGGAATTTATGAAATGGTTTGAACAAACTAGGCAGGAGTGGATATCGGAAACGCTTCACATATTCGGATTTATTCAACGCCAGCACTTGATGCGAAAGTTTGGAATCTCAACGCCGCAGGCCAGTGCTGACTTACAACGGTTTCAGAAAGACCATCCCGGCGCGATGGAATACGACTCAAGCGGAAAACGCTATGTAGCGAGGTAATTTATGGCTGCTGACCTGACATACCAAGAGGAGCGACACCTAACCGAGTTGCTCAAAGATGCGTTCGGCAATTGGACCGATGAGGACTTGTCACTTATCGACCGGGCTTGGCTACGGATGAACGGTGTCAAGTTCGCTGCATTGGTGCATCTGGCCGCGAAAGATGTTGCCAACACGGATTTGTACGTGACAGCCCAGCCACCTCCAGCAGAGCCGATCCGCGAGATAAGGCGGCATAGATCAAGTTGCGTTTCCTGCGGCGATGGCCTGTCCGACGATTGCGCAGACGAACCGCCCGAAGTTCGAGACGCGATGAAGTTGCGGTGTCGGACGTGCGCTCGCGAGATGTGCGGCACCGCGATCCCATTCGTCGGGTCATTGCAGCACGATACAGGCGGGGGACGACGGGTAATTCGAGAAACCAAGACGCACTAAAGGGGAAGTTATGCACGAACAACTTTCGGCAGGCATTATCGGCGGATTCACGTATGTGGACCCGAATTGCAAGGGCTGTGGCAAACCGCTGGAAATTAAAAACGCATGGATGACTGACGGTTGCCCATGCAATTCTGTTCTCGGCGTGAATAACGAAAACGAAACCCGGTGGCGACTCCTGATGGAGTTGCAGCAAATTCAATCGCGTGCGCTGGCTCAAATCGAGGAAATGACTTGGGGCGGCAAGGGCGAGTCGGCGGTTCACGTTGTTGCCAATGCCGCCATTCACGGAAACAGTGTTTGATCTATGTGGAGGTACTTTCGGATGGCGACGGCAGCCGACAAACAATTTCGCGAAGACTTCGGATACCCATGCTGGTACACGCCAACGATTTGCGATGGTCCCGTGTTCCGTTGGGGCGAGCGGTGCGAAGTTTCCGCCAGTCGGAATGGTGTAATGATCCACGGCGGTACTCATGTCATGCAGGAGCATTCGGTAGATCGGTTTGTGCTGCTCGTCCGGTTGGCCGAGAGCATTCATCGGCAGTTGAAGAAAAACGATAGGCCGGACGGGCTGTGGTTCGGGGATCAGTTCATCGGATGGGGGAATTTCATATGAAGGCTTTAACAATTTGTCAGCCATACGCGGACCTGATTTGCCTGCCGGACGACGACGACCGTGCGAAGCGGGTCGAGAACCGAACATGGTCTACGTCTTATCGCGGTCTGCTGTTGATCCACGCCGGCAAGTCGCGGCAATGGCTCAGCGGCGACAACTACGGCATTCCGATCGAGGACATGGTATTCGGTGCCATCCTGGGGATTGCTCGGTTGGCGGACTGCGTGCATGTCGACCGGCTAAGTGATCCAGCTACCAACCGTCGCTGGCCGTGGCTGGAGTTCCACCCGCACGCCGAAGGTCCGCAGTGTTTGGTGCTGACGGAATGCCGAAGGTTTGAAACGCCAATTCCGTACAAAGGTGCTCAAGGTTTCTTTGAAGTGCCCCGCGAAGTTGTGATTAACGCGATGGCGTTGATTCAAAGTTGAGCTACTAGGTGAGAAGATCGGGGATGAATAAATGAGCACTGCTGTACAGCCGATTTCGGCACACGAAGGAAAGAAGTATTTGCGAGCCATCCAGGCGGCGGACGGTGAAATGTCCGTCAACGTGCATGTGTACGCGGTACTGGAAGCGTTCGAGGTTACGTGCCCGGCCCGAGCGCATGCGATCAAGAAGCTGCTGTGCTGTGGCACTCGCGGCAAGGGCGATGCGATTGCGGATCTAACAGGAGTCTTGGCGGCGGTTAATCGAGCCGTCGAATTGGAGAAGAAGCGATGCAGTTCAAAAGCACAGTAGACGTTCAGCTCATCCAGCAGATGGGCGGCGATTTCATGGTAGTTGCGGCTGCCAAGGTCAGCACGAACGGAACCGATGCCTTGGAGTTTGCCAAGCCGGAAGCTGGGGAAGCTAACGCCGGCCTAATCAACTACCTCGTGAAGCAACGGCACGGCACACCGTTCGAGCATTCGGCGCTGACGTTCTTTGTTCACGCTCCCATCTTCGTGTGGCGCGAATGGCATCGGCACCGGATCGGCTTTTCCTACAACGAGGAAAGCGGTCGGTACAAGCAGCTTGAGCCGATCTTCTATCTGCCCGACCGAGAGCGGCCAATGATGAAGGTCGACGGATGGAAGCCGGGACGTCCGAAGTTCACGCGGTGCGAAAGCGATACGACGTTTGAGGAACTATGTGACAGCCTGTTGAATTCCTACCTACAGGCGTACTCCGCATACGAGCGTCACTTGGGACTGGGTGTCGATCCGGGGCTTGCTCGTGACTGCCTGCCGGTCGGGATCTACTCCGGCTGTTGGGTGACTTGCAACCCGCGCTCGCTCATGGCGTTTCTCTCGCTTCGCGTACACGAACCAGAGTCGACGTTCGTTAGCTATCCGTTATGGGAAATCGACTTAGCGGCACGGACTTGCGAGGACTTGTTTAAGGCCGGTTGGCCAATCACTCACACGGCGTTCGTCAAAAACGGACGAGTCGCGCCGTAGTAATCTTCTGGGAGCATCGGTGTATGGGACGCATAGCGTGGCACGGAAAGAAAAAGCCGAAGGAACCGCAGAGCGAATTAACGGCTCACATTGGGAGCCAGTTATTCAAACTCCGGCAAAAGAGACAGATTCCGATGCGTACCGTCGCAGAGGAAGCTGGATTGTCAGCGGCATTCGTGTGCGATTTGGAAAACGGACTTAGAGAGCCGGGAGCTACAACGCTGCTGAAATTATCAGAGGCGTTCGACGTTCCGGTGGCTTATTGGTTCGCAGGATACAAACCAAAACCAAAGGGATGAAAATGACGACGGACATTAGCAAACTCGCGGTTGGAGATCAGGTGTGGTTCTACAAATACTCCAGCCTTGCCTCTGGATTCATTCGTTTAATCAAGGAGCAGAAGTCCGGGTACGACTGTAAGAAGCTGGTCTGCATCGAAACGACGGACTCCCTCGAAGTGGTTCAAGTCGATGGTGGCGATCGAGCAAACATATGGATTACTCCTTGGGAGCCGAAATTGAAGAAGGCCAAGGAAATTCAAACGCAAGCCGGTTCGCTACTTCAGGAAGCGGCCAGACTGTTTTCGGATTCCGGGACCGAACAACAGAAAGAATCTGAAACCAAGGAAGCCCCGAAAGTTCAGGAGTAGATATATGCCTCACAACAGACCAATAGGCCCACCACACAGTCTCAGCGATCCCAGTGACCCGGACGACGATACGTCGTCAATTCTGTGGCTGATCGCTCTGTTCGCGGCAGGAGCGTTAGCTATCTATCCGTTCCTGCCACCGGACAAAGATGCGGCGAGGACTACCCAAACCGGAACCGATCAGGAGTAAAGATGGGCATTGCAAGAAAGCTGGTTGAGGCGATGCGTGAGATGCCTAGGGCCGTAAGGAACTACCTGCGTTGCGACCATGACTTCAAG